TACTGGCCTTGGAGTATATAGACCCCTCCAATGATATGGTTTACGGTGAGGCTGTGGTTTTGTTTTTTGAGGGTAACTTGGAACTCAGACCCCAAAGTAACGTGAGCGGGGGCAACTTGGGGATACCGGCTACCTTAACAACCCTTACTAATGTTCCTTATGTTTTCCGGTATTACAGCGATGATAGTTTCTATCTTGAAAGCGCTTTTCACCACCTTTGGGAAACTGCGATCGCAGAAGAACAGTTAACAGGTACCGATATTGAGGGAACGTTGGACAATAACTGGACGGTTGGGACAGATTTTGGAGCTATCAAAAGGAATGGATGGGTATCGCTATATGGTTCCCTCAATAGCGGGGATGATGCAGCAGTAGCCGCAACTCTACCGCTAAACTTTCGACCCCGCAAGCCCGGTACTTACTCCGTACCCCCGGGGTTATCAAGTTATGTAAATCAAACGAACGTTGTCAATGTATCAGATAACGGAGAAATCTTAATTTTTTACGGTTCAAACCCGGCTCAAGTTGAATTAGCCCCGATTGGTTTCTATGTATGACCCTAAATCTTAACACCGACAATGTAATTGAATACGCAAACACCCTTGAAAAGTTAAGGGATAAGGCGTTTGTGGGGGCTGTGAAAAACACCCTGAATACGGTAGCTTTCGCTTGGAAGGGGTCTAAAAACACCGGCCCGGGCACCATTTTAAAAGAAACCGAAAAACGCTTTAACAAAAGGAATAAAGGATTTTTCAAAGCTGCCAGTACAATCAAAATGGCCGCCCCCGCTGATATTGATAAAATGGCCTCCACGGTCGGGTTTACCGATCGCAGGCTAAACAGCAGCGGGGCTGTCGAAAACTTGGAAAAACAACAGAGCGGTGGCAGTATAGAGCAGCCCTTTGCAGCCCTCGACAGGGCCCGGGTGGCAAAAAGCTATACCCGGAAAGTTCAAAAGAAAAACCAGTTGAGCAAGATTGATCAAGTTGTAGATGCTCAGGACCAGCAGGGGGCCAGCGATGCCGAGCGGTATATCAAAGCAGCAATAGAAGCCGGGCCCAAAGGCCTTGTAATGGGTACAGAAGATGCTCAGGGCCGCAGATTTTTGCTCAGGGTTAACAGCGTTACCCGCAGGGGTCGGAACACCAAAATCAACAGTACCCCGCTATATGTTTACGAACAGGGCCGGGAGATCAATATACAGGGTACGAAATTTCAAACCCGGGCGGCTGATAAAGCAGCCGAAAGGATTGAGGAGTTCTTCAAACAAAACGCTGAATTTCAGCTAAAGAAATACCGATGAGCTGGGTAGAGAAAGTTGATCAGGATATTGTGATAACCACCGGGGATGGTATTGAATACACACCCCTTTGGTTTGAAGCTAAAAAAAGCAAAGAATACAACCTAACCGAATACCAATACCCCGGTGTTCCGGGGTCCTTTGTTGATCGGCAGCTACCTCAGGGCCCCCGGTTTGAACTGACCCTTGTTTTCGAGGGGGCTGATAACTTGGAGCAGGCCGACCGGTTTTGGCGGTCAGCCGACAATAAAAGACCTTGGCAGATCAGCCACCCGCTGTACGGTGCTATTCAAGTTCAGCCAGAATCGCTGAGCTATGATGATAGCGAGTTCAATGTTACCCGGATAAAGGCTCCGGTAATTGAAACCACTGATGAGCAGGGCCCGGAGGATACCGTAGATGTTACCACCAACGTACAGGACAAGAAAGCCCAAACCGATCAGGCAGCAGCTGAAGGCTATGCCAGCGAGGTACAGCCCGACCCCGAGGATGGTAAGCAGCTTCAATCCTCAGCCGAGCAGCTCGAAAAAGCTGCGGAGGGCTCGGTAAAAGATAGCTCAGCCTCAGAGCAGCTGGCCAACGCTGTCCGGGCTGCCAGCCGGGCTGCCGAAACTGCGACAGTAGCCCCGCAACAAGCGATACAGGCTGCTCAGAACCTTATCGGGTTACCGGCCACCTTTGAGGATACCGTTCAAAACCGGCTCGATATTCTAACAAACCAGTATGAAAGCCTGAGGGCTCAAATAGCCGGGACCACACCCCCAAACCAGAAAAAAAGCTTCGAGGTACAGCAGGCTGCCAATTTAGGGGCCCAAGCTGTCACAGCGGTAACCCCGATTGAGAACTACGTTACAAGGGGGCAAATTTTTAGCGTTCGTAGCCAGATCGCAGCGAACCACGAGCAGTTTATACAGGACCTTGATCAACTCCAAACCAATACAGCCGGGACCCCTGAGGCTTTTGTACCTGATAACCGGGTGCAGAGGCTTTTAGCTACCAATGTTAACAGCGTTCTGGCTAACCTATACCGCAAAGCTTTCAGGCTGAAACGTGAAAAAACTTACCGGGTGCCCAGCGATACCAATATTTTTGTACTGGCCCACGCTCTATATGGGCTGGATGCTGAGGATAAAAACCTGAAAGCTCTAATTGACCAAAACGGTCTGGGGCTCGAGGAGTATTTTCTTATACCACAGGGGCGTTTAATACGGTACTATGCTTGAGGTTAAGATAAAAGGGCAAAGGTTTACGAAAGCCAGCAATTTCAGCTTCGATAACACCCTCGACAGCGTGGCCAGCACCTTCACGCTGGATATTTTTTATGACCCTGCAAACAGCGCTCACCGGGATATTATAAGGCCCGGTGAATACCCTGAAATCGAGGTTTTGGATGAAGATGTAACGATAGCCACAGGGGTGGTGGTTAGTCAAAGTTTTTCCGAGAAACCGGAAACTGAGGTTGTAAGCTTGGATTGCTATACAGCGACCGGGGTATTAGAGGATTGCCAGATACCCCCGGACCTGTACCCCCTTGAATACAAAGGGCAAAGCCTTGAAAACCTTGTAGGAAAGTTTTTAAAGCCTTTCGGTTTGAGCTACAAGGTTGATGGCCCTGCAAAGACAGCCGCTGCAAAGGCTTACCCCAAAGTAGATTTCAGCAACACCGAAACGGTGGCCGCAGCGCTCAGCAATTTGGCCAGTCAGAAAAATCTTATCCTTTCGCACACGCCCGGGGGTAGTTTGCTCGTCACCAAGGCTCAGCCAAACCAAGCCCCTTTGGGTCTTGTAACCGAGGGGAAATTTAGGACCGGGGTTGAATTTGAGTTCGATGGCCAAAGCCTCAGCAGTGAAATAATCTGCGTTGGGCAGCAGCAAACCGAAGGGGGTAACGCCCGGCAGGCCAAAGTGACCAACCCCCTTATACAAGCTTACCGGCCAGCAGTTGTAACGCAAACGACCGGAGATGATACCGACAGCGAGCAGGTAGCTAAAAACACTCGGTCAGAGCAGCTCAAAGCCCTCAACCTGAAGTTGAGCCTTGACGATTGGTATTTAAAAGGGCAGCTGCTCAGGACCAATCAAGTTATCAAAGTATTGGCCGACCGGCTGTTCATAAGGGAGCCCGCAAATTTCCTTATAAAAAAAGTAAATTTGGAAGAGGGTGTAGAAGGCAGGTCAGCGCAAATTGAAGTTAGTAGGCCCGAAGTTTACACCGGGGAGCAGCCTCAGCAAATTTTTTCCTAACGGTATGATACAACTTGCAAAAACCTTGAGCTCGAAAGTTGAAAAAGGTAAGCGTATTGTGAAAGCTTTGGTAGCTGGGAAAAATGATACCCGGACAGCTCATCAAGCCAGCCCGGCTAACATGGATAGCGCCCCGGTCGAAGATGATAGCTTGATCGGGCTCTACGCTTTTACCGGCACCCGGGGTGAGCCTGTACTGATAGGATACCTAAATAAGGAGGCTGTGGTCAACCCTGGGGAAATCAAGCTTTACAGTCTGGACAGCGGGGCCTCCGAGCAGGCCTATTTTTATCTGAAAAATGACGGTATAGCCGAACTCAATGGGGATGGGGATTTTGTTACACGATTTAACGAGATGGAAAAAGCTTTCAATGAGCTTAAAGATGACCTGAATAGCCTTATAGATACCTACAATACCCACACACACCCCTTTACCGGGGTGAGCCCGGGCACGACCAGCACGACCAGCAAGACCACCGCCACCGGAACAAACAGTCAGGCCGATATGGCCGATGCCAAAGTGGAAGAAGTAAAAACAAAAGCGAAATAGATGGCGATATACTACGAAGATGCCGGGGGTTATATCCAGAACGCCAGCAATATAAGGGATAAGATCAAGCGGATAGACCAAGTTATTGATGCCCTTTTTGATGCAGCCACCAAAGCAGCAGCCAATCAGGAAATATCCTCATATTCGCTGGATGATGGCCAAACCAGTATTACAGCGAGCTATCGTAACTCGCAAGAGGCTTTGAAAGCTATTAACGATTTCGAGGAGCTAAGGCAAAAGTATATTGACAGGCTTAATAAAAACAGCGTTTTCCAGCTCAAACCAGAGCAAAACTTTAGAATAAAGCGCAGATGAGGGTTTTACAAGAAATACAAGCTTTTTTATTCCCGAGGTCAGCGCCCGGGGCCGGGGGTAGTGAGCCCACCGGTAAAAGCCAGATGGTAACCCGGACCGGGGGTGCCAAGATGATTTTCAATGAAAGTTTTGACGGTGAGAAAACCCCGGATGAGTTAGGGCCAATAAAAAACTACATTACCGATAATTTTTCTTTGGCGGCCCGGACAAAACAGGCCTATCTTGAAAGCGATATTGCTAAGACCGTTGTCGATCGCTTTGTTTTATGGTCGATTGGCTCAGGGCTCAAATTTCAAGCTGAACCTTTGAGCCAGCTGCTAAACCTCGAAGGGGTTGAAACGTTGCCCGAAGTTGAAAGCCAGATAGACCCTTACTGGAACAGGTTTGCCAATAGCCCGCAGGCAGATTACAGCAAAGAAAAAAGCCTCCACAAGTTAGCTCAGGAGGCCACAAAAACAGCCCTGCTTTCAGGTGATTGTTTGGTAGTTGGCCGGTTAAGAGATAGCGAGCTGACCTTTCAGCTCATTGATGGCCAGTATCTTTCAAACCCCAGCGGGATGGCCAATAATACGCTGCTGCGGAACAATAATCGAGTTTTTAGCGGGGTAGAGGTAAATGCGAAAGGGCAGCACGTTGCCTACCACGTTGCAAATGACCGGGGGTTTGGTACCCGCAGGATTGAAGCTGTCGGGCGGCAAACCGGGATGCGGTTTGCTTTTTTGGTTACCGGTGTTAAGTACAACTCTAATGACCACCGGGGGATACCGTTACTGACCAGTTCCCTCGAAACGCTGGCAAAACTCGATCGCTACAAAGAAGCTACGGTTAGCACCGCTGAGGAGGCTGCAAAGCTTACTTTTCAAATAACCCATGAGGCCGGGAGCTCCGAACGTAACCCCTTTGTGGAAGAAATGCAAAGTGCTGTTGACCTTGACACCGGGGGCGACCAAGGGATGACCAATGATGAGGGCCAGCAACTCGAGCGGCAGGTATATGCCAGCACCGAGCGCAAAGCAGTTAACCTACCCAGCGGGGCTGAGCTCAAGCCAATGCAGCACAGCAATGGTGAGATCAATTTCAAAGATTTTTACCACCCTAATATCCAGCTGATCTGCTCAGCAGCTAATATACCCTATGAGGTTGCAATGCAAAAGTATGATAGCAATTTCAGCGCCAGCCGGGCAGCCCTGAAAGACTGGGAACACACCTTGGAGGTCTGGCGGGAGCATATCGCCAGCCAGTTCTATCAACCTGCTTTCAACTTGTTTTTCACGCAGAAAGTGGTCAACAACCAAGTTCAGGCCCCGGGCTATGTATCAGCGCTCGTAAATGGCAACCCCGAGGTGGTCGAAGCTTACCGGAACGCCAGATGGGTCGGAAAATCAGTACCCCATATAGACCCTGTCAAAGAAATTGAAAGTATTCGCAGACAGTTGGGGCCGAAAGCCAAACACCTACCCCTGACCACCCTGCGGAAAGCTACCGAAAAAATCGACAACGGTGAAGCTGGGGTCAATGTAGAAAAACTTGTTCAGGAATTGCAAAACGCTGAGCAGCTTGGTCTGAGCTCGGAAAGCGATAGCAGCGAGCCCTCAGCTGAAAGCAGCTTTGAAGAACCTGAATAAAAAGTTTTGTGTATTGTTTAAAAAAGCTTACGTTTGTAGCTGAAAGCTTTTGCTATGGAGCTATATGTTTACGGCCCGATCATGAGTTTTCGGGTAGAAGAGGATATTCTACCGAGGCTCGAAGCTGCCGAAAAAGCAGAAGATGAAGAGCAGGTCACGATGAGGGTTAATTCCCCCGGTGGTAGCGTGGCTGCTGGCTGGGGCCTTTGTGCGAAGCTTTCCGAAATGCAGAAAAAGACCGTAGCAAAGATTGATGGCGTGGCGGCCAGTATGGCCAGCGTTGTGGTCAATTTTGCTGACGAAGTTGAGGCCCTTGATGTTTCCAAGGTTATGATACACCGAGCGGCAGGGCCGGAGGATACCCCCGAGGAGCGGAATTTGCTGGCGCAGGTAAACAAAGACCTCAAAGGGAAACTGAAGAATAAACTGGACCTCCAAAAATTTCAGGAGATAACCGGGACCACCCTCGACAGCGTATTCGACACCACGAAAGAAAGGCAAAATATCTGGCTTTCAGCAACTCAAGCTAAGCAGGTAGGTCTTGTCGATCGGGTCAGCAAGGTAGAAAACAGTCAGGCCCGGGCTGAGCTCGAAAGCAGTATAGCTGCTATGGCCTTACCAGATCAGAACATTACCAGCGTTACCGCTGGCGATACCACAAACCAAAATGATGGCAATATGAGTATGGACGCAGCAACCCTGAGAGCTCAATACCCCGAGATCATTCAAGCGATTGAAAACCAAGGGTATGAAAAGGGCAAAGAAGATGAGCGGGAAAGGGTCAATAGCTTTTTGGCTTATCACGATGCTGACCCCAAAAACGTGGTTGAAAAAATTCAAAACGGTGAGCAGCTGAAACCCTCCATGCGGGAGGATTATATCAAAAAGCTGCAAACCCAAGCGGTATCCGGTGCGATGGCTGGGGATAGCCCGCAAAACGTTACCCCGGGCAGCGATGGCAGCGGTAACCCTTCGGGCGATGGTTCCGGTGAGGGCACCGTTCAAAACGAGGTAAACCAGCTATGGGAAGCTGTCAAGCCCGAAATCAATAACCAATAAAAGCGATAGCAATGGCAGGGATGACCGTTAACGATTTCAATCGTAGGCAACACCCTTTTTTGGGGTACAATAAGAGCGTACAGGGCACTTTCGATAACCCGACCGGGTCAGAATACACCCTCGAGCAGGGTCAGGTTATAGCCAAAGATGCCAGCACCGGTAAATTGGTAGTTCACGACAGCACCAATACCGCTCCGGGGGCCAAGATACCGTTTGGTATCGTGGGGTCCGAACGAACTTTGGCACCAAACGAGAGCGGGGTTACAGTTACCGTTGTAACCTGCGGCTATGTTCGCAAGGATGATGTTAAGGTAGGAGGGTCTGACAGCCTTTCAACCCAGATCACGATACAGGATGGCAGTTCTGCTGACACCGGGTACAGCAGGAGTATTGAAGATATGCTCCGGGGTGAAACCGAGGGTATCCACCTTGTAGCGGTAACTGAATTAACGGACTACGACAACAGTTAAAACTATGGCTATTACACTCGAGCAGTTTCGACAGGTTTTTACGCAGGCTTTGGTAGCGGTGTACCGGGAAAGAATACGCCCCACCGGGTTTCTGCGCTCCTTTTTTCCCGATCAAACGAACATGACCAAGTATATTTCTATCGAAGTAGAAAGGGGTTCGGAGAAGATCGCAGTTGATGTGGACCGGGGTGGATCAGATGGTAACGCAAACCAGATGAGCCGGTCAACTCAGAAGATTATTGAGCCCCCATTATACTGGGAGAAGATCATGGCCACCGATCATTACCTGTACCAGCAGGTCGTAGGTGGGGGGAGCAATATACCCAACCTTTTCCGACAGTTGGTCCGGGAGCTCGCTGACGAGCAGGTCAAGCTCCGTGAGAAGATGGAGCGGGCCTACGAATTGCAGGCCGCTCAGGTCCTGCTGGATGGCGTTGTGCAGCTGAAGAATGGGGATAATATTGATTTCCGCAGAAAGGCTGCCAGCCTCGCTGATATAAGCAGCTCCAATCCTTGGTCTACCAGTACCAATGACCCCCGGGGAATCCTCGAGGATGCCGGGCAATTTCTACGGCAGGATGGCAAAGTACAGGGCGGCACCCTTAATGCTATTATGGGAGAAGAAAGCCTGAAAAACTTTCTTGCTTCAGATTTTGTCGAAAAATATGGGAACCTCCGCAGGGTCGATCTGATGACGATCAATCGCCCGCAAAGAACAGCAGCTGGCGGTGTTCTACACGGTGAGATCAGCGCTGGCCCTTACAACGTTCGGATATGGAGCTACCCTGAGTATTATGTTGATGAGAGCGGGGTAATGCAGCCCTATATCAACAAAGACAAGGTAGTAGTGGTACCCGATAACCCGCAGTTTCTTACCGGGTTTGGCGCTGTACCTCAGATTTTGGATGACAATGGGGGCACCCCGCAGGAGGGGGCGTACCTTACGTTCGACAGTATCGACCAAAAGGCTGCTCAGCACGAGATACACACCAAGTCAGCCGGTGTAACGGTGCCGGTAGCGGTCGATCAGCTTTACACGGTCAAAACGCAATAAGCATGGCAGGCAATAGAAAATTCAAGCTGAATTGCTTAACGGTAGCGGTAGGCCAGCGGGTACTCCGCAAAGAAGATGGTGAAACCTACGAGGAAGGTACGTTTATGGGGCAGGCTGATGATCTGCTCAAAGCAAACAAAATCGTAGAGGTTACCAAAAAGAAAGCCGGGGGCAGCCCCTCCGGTTCCGGGTCTGGCGGTAAGGGTACCGCCAGCTCTGAGTAGGTTGATGGTTTTGGGTTGGTAAAAGGGGGTTAGTAGCCCCCTTTTTTGTTTATGGGTATTTTAGATCGGGCCAGACAGGATATGCAGAAAATACTTACCGACCTGAGCGGTTTTGCGGTCGAGGTGGATATAACCCTCAACAGCGAAACCGTGAAAGTTGGGGCAATATTTTCCAATCATCACGTTAAGATCAGCGATACCGGTGTTCCGGTAAACTCAAAAAAAGCGAGCATTACAGTTCACGAGAAGGCCCTGAATGATGCCGGTTTGCAAATACGCAATGCTGATGGGGAGGTTAATTTGTACAAAGCTCATGTAACCTACAAAGACAGCAGCGGACTACCCGGGGCGTATTATTGTAGCCAGTTTTTTCCTGACGAAACCACCGGGAATATCGTCATGATGCTCCAAAAGGATATTGATGGCTAAGATCAATTACCCAATCCCCAAACAAGCTTTCGAGGTCGTTCGGGACCAGATAGCCACAATCCTCAAAAATGAGCTCGCTAACCAAGCTACCTTGGATGCCAACTTTTCTGAGCCCGAGGTTTATATCAATCGGTTTGTTGATCTTAACCATGTGAGGCTCCCAGCGGTCAATGTTACTACCGATCGGGGCAACTATCAAAATCAAAGCGTAAAGCACCAATATGGCCTCTATACCTTTCAGATAGAAGCCTACCACAAGGGGGCCGCTAACTCGCAAAACGATGCCAGCGAAATTTCTGAAGCTGCTCTGGAAGAACTGATGGGCCGGGTGCGGGCGATTTTGGCCAGCCACCAGTATTACAGCTTGGATATTGCCACCCCGAAAACCGGTAGAACCTATTTTCAGCAGTTCACAAAGGCCCAGCCCCAGACCAGCGATACCATGGCGGTTTCGATAGGCGTTCTGGAGTTTGTGGTGGAAGTATCCGAGATCGAAGGTTTGCAAACTCCCCAGGTTATAACCTCAAACTATACGACCGTCTTAATAAAAGATGCGTTTTATGGCTACCTTTGGGTTGCGAACAGCTAAAAACAGAAAAAAAAGAGAAGCCCGAAATATGCCCCCTCTGAAAATTTTTGGAGAATTGTTTGAGTTTCTCTTTATACCCTTATCCTCTGCTTTGCTTTTTATGGGCACCTTTTTGGGAGGGGCCCTCCAAAAAATAGAAAACCCCTTTGTAAAAATGGCGGTAGTTTTTTTGGTGGTATGTATAGGTTGTTATTACCTTGCCCGGGTCCGCAAAATCTGGAAAGAGGGTAGTGAGATCAGTAATAGAAACGATCAAAATCAAAACTGAGAGCAATGGATGTAAAAAGTTTGGCCCGGAGATTAAGCGATTTCGGTTTATGGGTGATAGCCCTTTTATTGTGGTTTTTAGCAGCCCCTTTGATCAGGTGGGCCGACCCCACCGCTGCGGTTTTTGATGCTGGGGTCCTGATGGCTTTCGTATATGCTATCGTGGGTATCCTGCTCGCTTTACAGGTTATCTGGCTGATACTTTGGCTCAGGTTCCCGGGGGTTTACCAGTTTTTGGACCGCAGTTTTACCGAAACGTTCAAAAATCAATCTAAATGCTTCAAGCTCAAATTTTCGCTGGCCTTATTTGCCTGCTTACTGTTTGCTCAGGTAGTTTTGGTCGTAGCTGTATTGTAGATACCGCCAGGGCAGAAATTGGGGTCGAGGAGAAAGGAGATAACCAAGGTGCCCAAGTTACCCGGTATCTTAATACTACCGGTTTGAGCGGGGGCTATCCGTGGTGCGCTGCTTTCCTAAACTACCTCCACGTTCATTGCCAACAGCCCAGCCCGGATGCCAAAGCAGCTTGGAGCCCAGCATGGTTCCCAGAAAGCCGAACTATCTACCAGCGGGGGGCTGTACAAGGTGTAGCAGTACGGCCCGGGGATGTTTTTGGGATATATTTCAGGAGCAAAGACAGGATCGCCCACGTTGGGCTGATCGAGAAAGCTAAAGCAGATTATTTTATAACCATTGAAGGCAACACAAACGGCGCCGGGAGCAGAGAAGGTCAGGGGGTTTACCGCAAAAGGAGGCCCCGCAGGACCATCTACAAGGTAAGCCGCTGGCGCTCGCAAAAGCAGAGCAATGTTACAAAAAGCTTTGGCAGCTATATTCGAGCCCTTTTTGGTTAGGCTTTTTTGGCTTTTGGTAGGTTTCGCTGGGGCCTTTGCCCTTTTCAAGGGGTGCAATATTGGCCCCGGTGGGCCGACCAATACAGCCGATACCACGATCAAAAAAGAAACCCGGGAGGTTGAGATCACCTTTGAAAATGTTTGGGGGGAATTGGAGCCCGACACCGTTAAACAACCCTACCCAGTTTACCGGGATAGCAGCACTTTCGATACCGCTGCTTTTTTGGCCGACCTCGATACGCTGGCCCTTTTGCAGGATTATTTCAAGCGTAGGTACTATTCCCGGGAGGTATCCGACAGCAATGTAACGGTAATGCTGAAGGCTCAGGTGACCCGCAATAGGCTCGACAGTTTGGCTTTAGAACACGACCTGACCTATACCCGGGAAACGACCACCAAAACGATCACAAAGCCACAAAGGCCCACAATAACACCCCTAATTTCAGCCGGGGCCGGTCAGTATGAGCCCGGGGTCCTATACCACCGGGGTGGCTGGGTTTTCGGAGCCGGTTACAACTTTGGCCCGGGAACCCAAAACTCGCTCAGAATTAAGATCGGGCGCAGTTTCTGAAAAAAAATTTGCTCAACTCATTGCCAAAACTACAAAAAGCCCCACCTTTGTTTGTAATGAGATGCGGGGAAAAGCAGAAAAAAAATTTCCCCAACTCATTGCCAGGACTACAAAAAATTAGATCTTTGTACCAGAATCAAACAACAAAAAAGACCGGAACCATGAAATTTGAAAAGCCTCACCTCAGCCCAGCACCCGCAGACCTCGACACCCTGTATGCCGCTGCTTACAGGCTGGAAAACTCCAAGCTGCGGGCGATCAGAAAGATCGGTACCGGAATTGACAGCGACAAAGTTTGGTACGGTTTCGAGTTTGACGGGAGCGGGGTTTACCATTGGTTTGAAGCCACCCTGCTGCCCAACCTCAAAAGCAGCCAGAGCTGCGGAGCTTACAGCCAGAACACCGGTGAATGGAAGGGCCGCACCGCCCGGGCAGCAGCTTTCCACGTTCGGGAGGCTGAGTTGTTCCACCGTAAGTTTGAGCAGTTAGTAGGGTAGCAAGGGAATAAACCAGCTGAAATCGCTGGGCCGGGGCCTCGCCCCGGTTCCGCTCAATACCAACCCAAAAAATTTTCATCATGGATTTAGCAAGCGTTCAACAGAAAAGAAACAAAGTAGCCGAATGGCTGAAAACCGAGCAGGAAAGCAAAGGAATGTGGCGGCATAACACC